TTATTTTCCAGAATCTATTACTTTAGATAAAAGAAAGTTTATAAAATTAATAAATCAGTTTTATAGAGCCAAAGGCACTCCAAATTCTGTTAGTTTTCTTTTTAAAGCATTATATAACGAAGAAATAGATATCTATTATCCAAAAGATGATATATTAAAAGCTTCCGATGGTAAATGGGTTTTGCCACTTGCATTGCGTGTCGATACCAGTGATAATAATATTTTCAATATCAGTAAAACATTAATTGTTGGTCAAACTTCTAAAGCTACTGCTTTGGTTGAAAAAGTTATACGTTCCGTTGACCGTCAATTGGGCATTAATTATATTGAAATATACATTTCTAATGTTACTAAAAGTTTTACTACAGGTGAAACAATTAGTGCCACATATAATGATGGTACAACCGATATTACGGTTACTGGTCGATTAATTGGTGCTCTTTCTGAAATTAAAATTGACTCAAACAATAGAGGTTTATTTTATAATGCCTTTGATGCAAATACTGGATATCAAGGAGATCCTGTTACGATTGTTGGAGGTTTAAATCCTACAGCAAATAATCCAATTGGAGCTGTTGCTTATGTTGGTGAGACCACACAAGGTGGTATTCCGGATGTGATTGTATCTGATGGTGGATTTGGTTTCCGTGACCCTTCAGTTTTTGCTAACACTTCAATAATAGATTTTAATGGTGGATTTACTGGCGCCAGTTTTGGTACTGAAGCTCGTGCAAAAATAAGTTTGTTGGATCCTGATGTTGTTAGAGAGATTAATGTAAGTAATACAATGATTTCTACATTATTATCTGTACCTATATCAAATGTAGAGAATAATGCGATTAGTAGTATTACAACTTTTCAATCATTTAATGTTTATCCTATTGCTTCTATTACAATAGAAGGCCAAGGTGGTGGATATCGAAATCGACCTGATGTTGACATTTATAGTTATTATATGGAGAACAATTCGGACGATTTGGTTTTATCTTCAGCAACATTAATAAAAGCAAGAAATTATATAACCAGTTCAACCATTGATTTTACTAATTTTTTAAGTGCTGGTGATGATGTTAGACTTTTTTTATTGAATCGTTATGAAGAGGTTTTTAAAGTAGTTTCAGTTACTAACACAACACTGACACTCAATAAAACATTTGAAAATGACATAAATGGTGTTTCTGTTTATAAATTAAATCGCAGAGATTTGAGAAAAATAGGCTCATTAGGTAGAATTAAAGTTCTTGATGGTGGTGAAGGATATGCCAACGGAGATACATTAACATTTACAGGAGGTTCTGGATACGGCGCTAATGCTTATGTCACAGTTAATTCAACAGGAACAATACTTTCGGTTACTGTAAATAATCATTCATCTAATGCTTATGCTGTTGGTGGTGAAGGATATGATATGTTATCTCTTCCTACAATTACAATTAATACTGCAAATGGTTCTAATGGTTCTTTACAAGTATTGGAAATATTAGGCGAAGGAGAAACATTAAACTTAGCTCCTTCAAGAATTGGTTCTATCTCAAAATTGCGTATTGTTAGTTATGGATATGACTATACTGATGCACCTACAATATCATTGCGTAATGCTGATATGACGGTATCCAATGTAACTTCTGGACAATTGTTTACTTCTAATACAAAATTGTATCAAGGAGTATCAAACACCAATACAACATTTACTGCAAGAGTTGATAAATTCTATTCAGCGAACAATTTCCTAAGAATTTTCGATTACAAAGGAACATTAAACACATCCTTACCTATATTGACGGATGATGGTTCTGTTTCAGCCAATGTTGTTAGTATTTCATATTATGGTGATGGCCGTGCTTTAGCTACTGCAAGTTTTGAAAATGGTTTGATTAGATTGCCTGGACTTTATTTAAATACCGATGGACAAATTAGTTCAGATAAAAGATTACAAGATTCTGAAAAGTATCACGGATTCTCTTATGTTATTAACACTACACAAGATTATCATAAATTCAAAACTTCATTAAGAGATATTGTTCATCCTATAGGCACAAAAACATTCGTCAATCGAATTGACAACAATGAAGAAACTGTTGTTGAGAATTTAACATCAAATACACTAATTGAATTTAATTTGTCGGATACATTTAATATATCCAATTTATCGAATAATATGGTTTGCACAAATGTGACTGCTAATTTGGCAAGCACGGTAAACACTGGAGACTTTATTATGATTTCTTCACTCGTTAAACCTTTACAAGGAAATGTAAATCTTACATCAGGTTCTAATACTATTACTGGTATATCGACTAATTTTATTAACGATATACAAGATGGAGATATCATTCAATTGTCTAGTGGTAATACAGAAACAGTATTGAGTGTTTCCAATGCAACAAGTTTAATTACAAAAAATACCATCAATGTTACATCAACAGGAACATTAATCAATTTGTTATTCACCGATTCTAAACTGGTAAATTATGTTAATGCCAATACAATTTTGGTAGATACAAACTTTACAACAAATTCTAATTATGTTTCTGTTTCTGTTCAAAAAGTTAAATAAATACAATTATGTCATCTACACTTACTAAAAATTTTAAAATATTATTAGCTAAACAATTTCAGAATTTGACTGATGTTGGTGCAAATTCTTATTTACCAGCTGATAAAAAATCTTATCTATATGCTGTTGTAGGAAAACAACTTCCTTGGAATACAGGTACCGAAGTGGCTCCTACTCCAGGGGTAACTGATTACGATTTGAATGTTTTATATAAATCTGGAATTTTAGCTAAACAAGTTACATATGAAAATTCTTCAATTGTTGTTCAGAAAAATGTTTGGACATCAAATACAGTTTATAATACATACGAATCTAATACAAATTTTTATATTATAAATTCAAAAGACCAAGTTTTTAAGTGTCTTTCAAATGTGTCAACAGGAACAGTTTCTACCAGTCAACCAGAATTAACTTTATCCACAACTTCTTTAGAAGAACCATATCTACAAACAGCTGATGGATATAAGTGGAAATATTTGTATACCGTTTCTTCGGTACAAAAACATAAATTTATGGATGCAAATTGGATGCCTGTGTCTGTTAATAAATTTGTTAGAGCTGCAGCTATTCCAAGTTCAATTGATATTGTTAATATAACAAATTCGGGAAATAATTACACTGATGGATCCACACAAGATATTATTACAGTATCCGGTGATGGAAGTGGTGCAATATTGAAAGCCAATGTTGTTAATGGACAAATACAAAATATTATTATTCAAGATAGAGGACTTAACTATACATCAGCAACACTATCATTTAATGATGTTAATGGTGGATTAGGATCTTCAGCAGCAGCCACAGTAAGTATTTCACCACATGATGGTCATGGATATGACCCTGTTTATGAATTAGGTGCCTCTACTATTATGTTTAATGTTGAATTTGATGGAGATGAATCTGGTGTATTTCCAACCGATAACGATTTTAGAGAAGTTTTTATTGTTTCTAATCCTTTTGAAGATGGAGCCACAACTTTAGCTACAGAATCAACTTATACATTATACACAAAAATAAAAACATCTCCTGGTTTAGGTGATTTTAGTAATGACGAAAAAGTATTTCAAGGTGTAACTTATGACACAGCTTCTTTTACAGCTGATGTAATTTCTTTTGATGAAGTTCAAAATGAATTATATATCAATAATGTTGTTGGAACATTAGCACAAAACCAATCATTAAAAGGATACAATTCTGGTTCTATTCGTGTTGTGACGAGTTCAACACCACCAACTTTTCATTTGTATTCTGGAAAAGTATTATACATATCCGATAAATTACCAATTACCAGAGATTCTGCTCAATTAGATAGAATCCGTTTCATATTAAGTTTCTAAAGTCCACGAGGAATAAATGACTAAGCTTTTCAATTACGACCCATTCTACGATGATTTCAGTGAAGATAATAACTTCATGCGTATTTTATTCCGTCCTGGATATGCAGTTCAGGCTCGTGAATTAACACAATTACAAACTATACTTTCAAATCAAATTGAAAAGTTTGGTAATCATATCTTTAAGAGTGGTAGTCCAATTGTTGGTGGTAAAATTTCGTTAGATGATAAAGCTAATTATATTGTCTTAGATAGTCAATTTAATGGTCAAGATATTGTTCCTAATGACTTTAGAGATAAAACTATTATTTCATATAATGGTTCTAAATCTGTTCGAGCTAAAGTTATTTCTGTTGATACCACAACTTCAAACCCAATTCTTGTCGTTAAATATTTGTCGGGTGATGTTTTTGCCGAAGCCGATGAATTGCAAATTAATGGCCAAAGCATATACGCCAAACTTCGTGCAACTGAAGCTGTAGGTCGTTCTTATGTTGCAAGCATCCAAGAGGGTGTTTATTACTTCAAAGGACAATTTGTTAAAGTTGTTCCCCAATTTCTAGTTCTTGAATTGTTTTATCGTAAAGGATACAATTCGACAACAATTAATGCTGAACCTTCTTATAAAATTGGTATTGAATTTACTGAAGAAGTTATCGATGAAACTGACGATTCTTCATTGTTGGATCCAGCACAAGGTTCATTTAACTATCAAGCACCAGGTGCATCACGATTCCAATTATCAACATCTTTATCAAAAAGAACACTAGATTCTGCCGATGAATCATCATTTTTTGAAGTTATTCGTTTGGTTTCTGGTGTTAAGACTAAAGAAATTGATTATCCAATCTATTCAGAAATTGAAAAAACATTAGCTCGTAGAACTTATGATGAATCAGGTAATTACACAGTTGACCCATTTGTAATCTCTTTAGAAGAGGGAGATTCAGCAAATGGATTATTTGATGTTGTTTTGGATCCAGGTAAAGCTTATGTTGGTGGATATGAATTCCAAACTATTGCACCAACAACTATTGAAGTTGAAAGGGCTCGAGAAACATCTAATGTTGTTGATTATGATGTACCAACAAATTATTCTAGTTATGTTGTTTTGAACAACATTCGTGGTTCTTTAGATATTGCTAGTTTCCCACAAATAGATATACATTGTACCGACCATGCTAATGTTAATGTTTCGACAACATCAGCATATAATTCAACAAAAATTGGTACTGCTCGTGCCAACATGATGAAGTATAATGATGCTACTTCTTCAGACATTGGAACAACACACTCATTTACAGTTAATGTGTTTGATGTGAATTCTTCATCAATCACTGGAACATTACCATCTACTGGTTCTACAACTACTGTAATTAAGTTGCCAACTTCATTCTCTGCAACTGCACCAGCTAACACTTATGCAAATTTGTATTTCCGTTTGACTGACAATACAATAGCACCAATTCGTATTACTGAATCTGATACAACAGCAAATACAATCACATTATCAAGTGCATTACCTTTTTCACCAGCATCAAACACATTCAGTATTGATTCTGATTTTAAAGTTGCTGAATCATTTGTTTTATTTGATGGCACTTCTAAATTATTTAGAGGTGATATTGATTCCGACTCTAAAGATTCTTTAACCGGATTTGCTTCTATTACTGAACCAACAAGAACAAGTTTGGTATTTGAAGCTCCATATGAATCATTAAAATCTGGCACAATTTCCAATATGGATTTTTATGCTCGTAAAGTTTATAGCAATAAATTGTCTAATGGTGATGGAGTATTTCAAATTAGTACCGAAGGAACTGATACCTTCCCGTTTGCTGGTACACCAGGAACATTGTCTGATTCAGTGATTCTTAATAATATCATATGTTTCATTCGTTCAGATTCATCAACAAACACAGCTTCTGGTATTGCCGCAAATACAGTTTTGAGTTTAGCTAATAACCTATTCACAGTAACAGCTGTGAGTTCATCTCAGATTGACATTGATGTTAATACTGCTGGTGTTAGAGCTGACTTTTTAATTACATCAAAAGTTAATAATGCTGACAATTCAACATCAGGTGCTATTCGTGGTAAACAATTATTGCCATTGAGTAATACATTACATGATAAAGTAGGTTTTGATTTGGGTGGTACTGACCCATTATCTGATATCGATACAGGTGTAACAACTCCTGTAGATGGTGTTGGATATGTTTTTGAAGATGTTGGTGCTACATTCTTTGATGATGTTGACACATTAACAGAATTAAGAACACCTGGAACAGCTGTTTCATTACAAGTTCCTGATGTTTATCAGATTGTTCGTATTACTGATTCCAAATCTATTTCTAGTAACGTAACAACAGCGATGTTGACATTGCCTGCACATGATGTTACTGACAATTTTGAATTTGATAATGGACAGAGAAAAACTCATTATGACCATGCAACTATTAAATTGAAGCGTGGATACAGTTCACCTACTGGTAAACTTTATGTTCAATACAAATATTTGAAACATATTTCTGCACCATCACCACAGAACGATGGTTTGTTTACCGTAGATTCATATTTAAAGACTGGTTCTAATTTTACATATTCAGAAATTTCCAAATTTAATAATAAAGAAGATGGTAAATTAACTTCTTTGCGTTCTTCTTTTGACTTTAGACCAACAAGAGCTATTGGTGGTACATCATTATCTGGTGCTGTTAATCCGGATCCTGATTATACAATCACCACTGATTTTGAATACTATCTTGGTCGAGTTGACCAATTGGTTGTTAAACCATCAAGAGAGTTTTCTGTAATTAAAGGTAAATCTGCCGTATCTCCAACTGCACCTCCTGTTGGCGATAATGATATGTTGATTTACACATTAAACATTCCAGCTTATACTGAATCTGTTAAAGATGTTCGCACAGACTTCCGAAATAATCGCCGTTATACAATGCGTGATATTGGAGCTTTTGAGAATCGAATCAAAGGTTTGGAATACTATGTGTCTTTAAATGCACTAGAAAAAAATGCAGCTTCAACTAAAGTTTTGGATGCTAACGGTTTAGAGCGTTCAAAATATGGTATTTTAGTTGATAATTTTACAACAACAGATTCTCAAGCAACATATAATGATGTTGGATATGACAATCGTTGCTTGATTGAAAACACAGAATTAAAACCTGCTTCATTGATGAGAACATTTAAAATGAAAGCAATTACTTCTGCTTGTTCTGGTGCTTTCAATATTGTAGGAACAAATGAGAAAAAATTATTGATGTTGGATTACACAACATCAGAATTAGCAAAACAACCATATGCAACAAAATCTATTCCTATTGCTTCTGCATTGTTTGCTAATTTCCAAGGACAATTAAAATTATTCCCTGAATTTGCTGCTGATGTTGATACTGAAGTAACGGCTAAAGTTACATTAAATTCATTGCAAGGAGTTGAAAGTGCTTTCAATTTCATTAACGATGCATTTAAATATATTTCAGACAATAATAAACAATGGTCTTCCGATAAAAACAGTCCATTTGCAAAAATTATAGATTCTAAGTGGTATACAACTAAACATATTGATTACACAACAAATAATCAATATTTGGGTGGTAGAACTTGGGGTAATTTGAGAACTACTGGTGATGAAGTATGGTTATCACAAGGTGCCGAATTACAACAAAAACAAATTACAACATCTTCATCAGAAGTTGATGTTGGTTCTTTTGTTACTGATTTGGCGATTCAACCATATTTGAAACCACATTTAATTACATTTAATGCACAAGGTGTTAAACCTAATACAACATTCTATCATTATTTTGATGATGTTGCTGTTAACCAATATATTGTTGCACCAAATAAAGTAACATTAAATCTCGTTTCTGGATTCTCATCAGGTGAACCTGCATTGATTGCCAACACCACTTCAGACTTAGCTGCAAATTTGGCAAGTTACTTAGCTGGTGGATTGAGTTATGATGCGGTTGTTGTTACCAATAATGAAGTTGGTTCTAATACAGTTTCTATTGTTAATGAAACTGGCAAACCACTTGCAAACAAATATATGATTGGTTTGGATACAGGAACAGTTGCAGTTATTAGTTCTGTTGATGAACACAAATCTGGTAAAACAGTTTCTTTAACTTCAAATACAATTACACTATCGTCTGAAGCTCCTTCTGTTAATATTTCAGGTAATACAATTTACTTGGTACACAGAACAGGAAGTTTAGATGGTCTTGGTGAAGCATTAACAATTTCTAATTACAATGTAACATCTAAAGTTGTCACTGTTGATGGAACTATTTCATCCAATACATCTAATGTTTACACATATAGTATTGGAACTAATAAATCAAATAAATTAGGTCAAGTTTCTGGCGTATTTTATCCTCCAGCTGCAACATTCCGTTCAGGTGAAAGAAACTTCCGTGTAACAGAATCATTTAATAATACATATGACACTGATGCAATTTCATTTGCTGAACACACTTTTGTATCTTCAGGTGTTAAAGTTAATAAAACAAATTTAGTAGATACCGTTTATAACGTAGGTGTTGCAACTAAAGTTGTTGGAAGAACAACATCTCCTGAATTGATTTCGTCAACAGTTCAAACAAGAGTTACTGCTGCTTGGAACGTAGACCCACTTGCACAAACATTCTATGTTGACCCACAAGTTTATCCAAACGGTATGTTCTTAGCATCTGTTGATTTATTCTTCAAAGCGAAAGATGATTCTAATTTACCTGTTACAGTTCAAATTAGACCTACTGTTAATGGTGCACCACACACAGACTTCTGGTATCCCGAATCTGTTGCGGTAAAATATCCTTCAGAAGTTAATATTTCTGATTCACCATCATCAACAACAGCATCAACAAAAACAAACTTTGAGTTTACTACACCAGTATTCTTAAAACCTGGATTGTATGCTTTAGTTGTTGCAACAGATTCTCCAGATTATACATTATGGGTAGCCGAAAAGGGTGCAACAACAACACGTAATGAGTTTGTTGCAACGAATCCATATGTTGGAACATTATACAAATCACAAAACTCTATGGAATATGTTCCATATATCAATGAAGATATGATGTTTGTGTTGAATCGTTGTGTATTCTCCAGTTCATCTGCCAACTTCTCATTACAGTCTGAAGCACAAACACAAACATATCCAATTGATAAGTTCCGTTTAATTGAAACTACAATCGATACACTATCAAATGCACCTGTTACTTTGAATCACACATTCATTTCTAAACAGGCTGGAGGTTCAA